GAATTATGATCCATCCAAAAAACATAGTCTGATTGTCTATACATTACATCTGCATAGTAGTTATTACCACCTTGAGTAGTTTTTGCAAGAGAGTTTTTAGAAACATTTGCGAATACTTCCAAAACTCCCATAGTTCTTTTTGAATTTGCATCTACATCAAATCCAGAAATATCACCAGTTGTATCATAAACAACTATGTGCATTTCATCGCTTGTTCCACGACCATTTTCTGTAGCCCATTGTGATGTGCCTGGAGCAGCATCAAATAAGTCATAAAATCTCCATCTTCTACGAATATTTGTTCCAGAAGCGATTGTAGATTGTAACCCAGCTCCAGCTGGATCATCTAGGAATTTGATTGTTATTACATTTGTTGTTGTATTCTTTGCAGTAACTTCATACTGATCACCATTGGATTCTTGGAAATAAACTATATCTCCAACACCAAATTGAGAAGCATCTGTAACAGATATATCTGTTTGTCCAATAGCTTCTTCAGCAGATGTTGTTGTTGGAGCAGTTTCTTCATATGCAGTTGAAGTTGCACAAATTGAAACACCGACTGAGTTACCCCAAGTACCAGCAGTTTTTGCAGCCCACTCACCAACTGAACCTTGTCCAGTAGAATAACTTCCATTATAATGATCTGTATCTCTTATAAGAACAGCAGTTCCACTTGTAACAGCATTTGTAATACCAGATTCAGCACGAACAACCTTTAATGTATCTGAATATTGTAAAAAACTTGAAGCTGTAAACCACCATTCGAAATTATTACTATTCGGTTTACCGAATACTTTAATTAATTCTTCTTCAGACGATATATTAACAATAGAAGAAACATCTCCTCTTTCAAATGGGCCTGCAATCGCACCTATTGAGGTAGCAACTGCTGGAACGACATTTGTTAGATCTATTTCTTTAACATGAACGCCTGGTGAGACTAAAAACGACATATTTTTTCTCCTCTTAATATCATAAGAGTAACCTTATTACATTTACAAATATTTATAATAAACGAATTTTCAAACCCTGTTTTTATATGTTCTAAAACATATAAATAACTTTATGACAAATTCGCATTATATTAAGTATAAATCTACCATTAAAAAAGTTGCAAGAAGACACTATCGTAAAAGAGTCAAATGGTTAAATGACTATCTAGCAGACAAATATTGTTCTCATTGTAAAGAGAGTGAAACTGTTTGTCTTAAATTCTATCCACATGATACAGCCATTCGTAAAAAGGTTAAAAGAGTAGGTATGAATAAAGTCAGTCGTCAAGAAATCAATGAATTAATAGATCAATCAAAGGTTGTTTGTTTTAATTGTTGGATTAAACTTGATAATGATTTAATAGAATTTGATAAGAATGTCTTTTAATTACCAGTTTGGTAATAATATTGGTAATAATACTATTAGTTAAATATTAAAGTTTATTTTTATTCAAAAGATACTTAAAATTACCATTTTATTGTCATTTTGGTAACTACCAATTAGTATCATATTTCCTTACAACAGGATTCCATTTAGTTCCATATTCATCAATCATTTCACCTATATTTTCTTCCTCTAATCCGTCTATAATAAATCCAAATGGAGCCATATCCTGTTCTAATTGATTTTGTTGTTCTTTATACATTTGTTTTCTTATATCATTATCTGTAAGTTCTTTAAAATATGTTTGGTCTGTTGCCCACGCAAATATAACACAACACATAACTAAATCGTCATTTGAACCTTCTTCTGCTTGAAAAGAACTACCATGAACTATAAATGTAGATAATTCATTAATTGTATCAAAATCTTCTATAATAAGTTTGTCTGTTTCTATTAATTGTTTAAGATTAGAACAACCGACAGTTTTTACCGATTTGGTAGTTCTTACCCCTAATTGTGCTCTACCACCAGAAAAACCACCACCCATTACTTGTCCAGCTCTACCTCTCATAGAAGTCATAATTAAATTATCATATTCTAAATCAAATTGTAGATTATTTGCAACCTGTTCACCTATATCATTTACCTCTATTAATACAAAGGCTTGATTATACGCTCTTGCAACATCATATATTTTACTTGGGAACAATAATGGTTTTATTTCGTTATCTTTATATAAGGTAACTAATCTATAAGGAACTTCTGATATATCAAACACACAAAACGCAGAATTATCATTCTTTGTTCCTCTTGCAACATCAGCAGTAATCATATAAGTATGTTTCTCTATAGGATTTTCATACAAAGTTAATCCAGCATTTTGTTTTAATGGGTCTTTATATGTAAGAATTCTTAATTTAGATGCATTGATAAGTGTATTAATTGAACCAAGAAACTGACATTCAAACTCTGTATTAAATTGTTGTTCACTTGTATTTGCGATTGTTTCCTTTTTCCACGCTTCATCACGGCCAGGAACTTCTGTCCAATGAACTTCTATAGGAATATAAGAATTTCTTTGATTTTCTGCATCATTCCATAACTTATAAAACATATTCATACCATGTGGTGTTGATACTATCATAACTTTTGTTGTTTTACCAGATGATATTGTAGGATATACAGATGAAAAGAATTGTTCTGCAACATTTGCTGGAACATATGCAAATTCGTCTAGGAATATAATATTGTAAGAACCACCCCTAACAGCACTAGCAGATGTAGAAGAAGCAAGTATTTTTGACCCATTTTCTAATTCCAGACTTCCTTTATTCCAAGACATAACTCCTTGTTGTAACCAATTAGGTAACTGTTCATATGCAAGTTGAAGTCGTCCTAATAAATCTCTCGCAGTTGCAGCCTTGTTTGCAAGTATTGCTACATTCACATTAGCATTAAATAAAACATAATAAAGAAGATATGCAATAATTGTTGTTGACTTACCAGATTGTCTAGGTAATTTACAGATAGTAAAACGATTTTTATGGAATGTTCCCACCATTTCCTTTTGAAAAGGATACATTTCGAAAGGTATAAGACCTTCATCTAATGATATAATACGAACATGGGTTTCAATAAAGTGTTGTGGGTCTTTCATACACTTTGTGTATTCTTCAACTTCTTCTTTAGTCCACTCTACTTTTATATTGGCTTTCTTGAGGTTGGGATTTCCTAGATAATTACTTTCCATTGTTTTTCAAGTTCTCAATATCTTGACTATTTTTAATAATATCTTTGTTCTGTGTTTTGTCTATCAAAACTTGAAGTTTTTCTGATTTTTCTTTTTCAGTATCTAAATGAACATCTGAATGTATAACTTTTTCCAGTTTTAACATAGCAATTCTTTCATTAGGAACATATCTCCAAGTATATCCTTTATCAGAATAAACACCAAAAACAGTTTCAGACATTCCAATACTCACAATTACTGCATCTACACCATCTAATATTACATGATCGCCTGCATTAAATGCTTTGTTCATTTTAAACTTCATACCCTTTGCTATACCAGTAGCCATATCTTTTACCCAGATTGCAACAATTAAACTAATAAGTATTCCAATCCACGGCAACAGAAAGTCTGTAATTTGCATGGTTTGTCCGTCAAGCATTTTTCTTTCCTTTCAACATCTTTTGCAATTCAGCAGTTGAACCTACAAATAAAGCATTAGTTACATTTTTTGGAGCATTGTTAGGAACATCTTTTAACTTCTTCATCTTGTCCTGTAAATCACCGAGTTTCTCTGTAACCTCTGCAACTTGTTTTATTAAATTACCAGCAACTTCATATGTTCTTGGGTGATCTGATTCCTTTGCAATCTCTAGAATCCCCTCAATTGCATTTGTTCCCTTTTCAATGAGATTATAAAAGTTCTCTCTTTGATACTTATAATCTACATCAACATCATCTAATTTGTCTGAAGGTTTGTCAATGACTGGTTTCAATTTTGGAACTTCTATTCTTACCATATCCTTTACACCAAGAGTTTCATCAATTATATCTGTATGTGACTTCACTTTGGATTTTCAGTATTCTTATCGGTGCCTGATTCTGAATCATACTCTTTTGCATCTTGGAAGAAAGATGTTGTTTCATTAAATCCAAAATCATCCTCTGCATCAGCAGTTGCTGGACTTGGTGTAACAATATATCTTTGTTCTCTTGCTGGTGATTGTGATGGAAGATCTGCATACTGATCAACTTGCACAGTCTTGATAACTTTAGCTGAAGTAACAGGGCCGTATAAGAAGAATTTTGCAGTAAATGCTAATGTGTATATAATTGCTCGTCTTGTTTCAAAATCACCTTGATAACTATCTTCATAACCTACACTATTTAATATAATAGGAACATCTCTTTTAATTCCCATATCAGCCATATCATTAATTGTTAATGTATAATCTGGTTGGAAATAAGGAAGAATTTGTTCTATTATTTGTAATGAATCATCAGAATTTCTTGCCATTGTATATAAAGTAAAATCTAAATTATATGGAACTGGCATATATTGTGTGTCTAACTGTTTTGTTGTAGTCCCTTTTACTTTACTAAATCTTTGCACACGATTTAATTTTCTTGATGGATCATAAGATAAGTTTGCAATTTCAAAACCAATTCTTGGCAATGTAACTGCAACTTTGGCAGCTGTATCTGGGTCTTGTCTTAAACGAACTAAAAACTTTTCTCTAGGCCCATAGGCAAGAGGAACTTTCATAGTTTGTATAATTATTCCACTATTGTTTTTTCTTACTATGTGAATATTATTAAATAGTGTTCCAAAAGACACTACAACTTTTCTCATAGTTTCGTGATAAAATTGTTGTCCTAACATTATGCTTCTCCAGCGTCACCAAA